CGCCTACAGCAGCACCAGCGGGACCTCCAAAGAGCCACCCCGCACCGCCGCCAATTAGACCGCCTAGACCGCCTAAATCCATGATCAGAAATGGTCAATCAAACCGGGAACAGAATACAACGGCATAGGACGAGCAGTAACACATTTGAAAAAGGAATCAAAAATGAACTGTTTACCATTAGCCGCAGCACCAACAGCGACAACCCGATCAACCGGAGGAGCAGACTGAATGAATGTATTATTCAGAGTAGGCAAAGCCGTAAATTTTTGGGCCAAATGCCACGGATCAATAGTGCCGGCAGCAGTAGAGCGGAACAAACCGGAAATACGAGAAGGTAGATAACGATACTCGGCCCAACGTTCCTGATAACCAAAAACATTCGCATCCGAAGCGCCGCCCGTAACATAAATCTCTTTGTTCAGAACGGCCTGCTCGCCCAACATAGCGAACGCAGGAAAATAAAAATCGTAACGGGTCGAGCGTGACCACATCTTATGGAGACCCTGCTGATACGTCAAATCAGCATCAACACACACTAAACCGATAACAACGCCATGCTCAGTAAACGACTGACTAAATCCATGCCCAGAAGATAGCGCAGTACCGACAGCAGCCAACGTACCAAGAGGCGCAGTAGTACCAGACGCACCGGTGCCAGAGGCTTGAACGATAGGATTGATGTTTACTGGGGTAACACCCCCGCCGAGATACTCAGGACGTTGTAAACGTGCATCAGGAGAAACAACACCAAAATGGGAACGAACAATCTCAGTATATCGAGTACCCCCGCGAGCATCGCGTTCCAAAAGCTTCTGAATCTGAAACGACTGACGAAGCTGATTAATAGTAGCAGCCGTAGCCACAGAAAGGTCAGCATATAAATTATAGCGAGTGTTAGCCACAGTAACGGCAGGGACGCCAGTACCACCAGCAGTAGAAGCCCATTGCGGATTATTAGAACCATCAGTATACGCAGCGACCCAATTACCAGTCAAGTTCGCAACGTTACCCGTAAGCGTCGGCCCATACTTAATTGGCGCAGACGTACCAAGGGGAAGCGTAACAGCAGTGCCGCCCTTCTGAGGCCAAGGAAGGCACGAAGTAAAATAATCAGGACGTTTACCACGCCGCAAAAGAACATAATTTGCCGACGGCGAAGCATCCGGCCCATCACCTTTATCAACAACGACCGAATTTTGCAAATTCTCATCGCGGAACCACTCATTCCAAATGAGATTATACGCACGAGTAAAAAAGGCACAATGTGAAACAGTATTCGCGCCAAGCATTGGCGTAGTAGGCAAACCCATGTAATCCTGTAAAGAATTCACCGCGTAACCACCCGCAGGAGACACTTGCTGAGGAACGACATAAGAAATAGAATCAGCCGGGTTATCTTGCTCACCCATGAATTTTTTCCAATTCGTCCACACAAGACGATTAGGAACGAAAAAAAAGAAGCTCGAAAGCTTCATATTGTCCATAACCGGAAACAACGGGGTAGACAAACGAGCGAACGCCGTCATGCGCAGATTAAACGTATCGCCGGGCAACACCTCATCCACAAATACCGGAATCAAGTAACCCGCATCAAACGTCGTTTTGTGAGTGAATTCACGATCGAACGAAGCGCGAGGAATATCAGCCTTAGGAATCATCGCAAAACGATGAGGATCAACCGAACGATTCTTATGCATCATAGTCATTATAAACTCCTTCTTAACATACCAGAACGCGCAAGCTGCACAGTCTCTTTAACGTGCAAACGCGCAACAGAATTATCAAACATATTGTTTTCAGCATCAAGCTCACGCTGCGCAACAATATCAGAAAAAACTCCCGGATTCTCCTTTTCAAACAAAACATCATAATACGAAGGAGGCTTCACTTTCGTACCATTAACGATAACAAAATCCCTCGGATAAACCTCAGCCTTGTACTTCTCAAGCCAACGTTTACCGACAGCAGGCTTCAACGACATATGGTTAAACTCCCGAACGCGATCAATAATCTCACCATCCTCCGTGATAGTCTCATAATGCGCCTTAGCGAGATCGCCGTTAACCTTCTGCACACAATACCGCGCAATATACGCGGCAGACGCAAAGGTTACAGAACCGCACGAAGAAAGACCATGAGGCCACAACTTAGCCAGAAGCTCAGACGTGTACAGCTTCGAACCATCAGATGATTTTTTGAAATAGACCTTATCCGGAAAATCAAAACCAAATATGCAAGCATGATAGTGAGGGCGGGATAATTGCTCACCATACTCACCCCCACAATAAAACGTTACCTTCCCGGTAACTTTCCGCAACCGCTTCATAAAAAGCTGAAAATCACGGTAGCACAACGAACCACCCGGCGGCATCGAAGCATCATCATAAGTTAGCGTGATAAACGAATTGTTTTCATGAAGCGAGGCCTCATGCAAGCAACGAACGGCCCACTGGCGCGACCGCTCCAAACGGCACCCGATACACTGTCCACAGGGAAGCTCCAAAGTACCATCAACACCACGCTTGTTACGAGAAATAAACTTAACCGAACCATCCACCATACGAACCGCAGGCATGGGGTGGTAACAAGGCATTACAGACGCCAGCCACCCCGCATGGGCGCGCCAGCCATATTGGCAGCGGCAACGGTGCGGGAATTCCGACCGAACTTCTTAGCACTACGATGCTTATTCACAGCGTATCTTTTCATGAGTTTCTCCAGGTTAAGTAAATAGACACCTAACGGTGTCACCTAGACCAGTTACATCAAGTAGAAAACTGGTCTAGAACCCATCATAGGCAATTAAACGGACTCTTTCAAGTCCTTGGCACGGCACAACATCTGAGGCGGATCAAGCGGAGTAACCGCGCCCGTCTCATCATTAAAATAAGCAATCTCATACAACTCAAAATCACCCGGATGCTTGCAAACATCCGAAGTAGAATCGGTCGAATTGACCTCATCACGCAACGAACGAACAGCCTGCGCAGCAGCCTGAACAACAAACGGAACACCGAAAACACGCGCAGCGGTATCCTTGAGAGAAACAATAACTTTCATATACATTTGACCTTTACTAAAGAAGTGAAGAAAAGAATTAAGAGAAGTCGAAAGACAAATTAGCGAAACTTGAGGGACAACGCCTCAACAGCGACCAACTCCTTACCATAAGCTTCCGCGACCACAGGCGCGGCAGTCTTCATTGCACGGCGCAGAGACGCCTCATGCAGCCCAAGGGCTGCAATAACACGCTTACGCTCATCAGATGACAAGTCATCAACCTTAGAAATAGTAGCCATAGTAAAACTCCGATAAACAGTGCAACAGCGCACAAACGAATAATAACAACAAAAACACAAATAACAAGAAAATAAAATAAACAAATAAATAGTAGTCGATAGCATAAAACTACCGAGCAAACGCAGCAGATGCGTTTAAAAGTGGGGGCCATTGGCCAACCCACGTAGACATGGGCTAAGACGCCCATACCCAAATAAAAAAGGGTGCACGAAGCACCCTAATACCCTGTTTACCAGGAAACAATCAAGTACCGGAGCCTGGCTCCGACACAACGCGAACAGACACCGGCTCTGGAGGCTTAACGGGATCTTTAAGAAGACCCAATTTAGTAGCCTCGGCACGGTTTTCATCGTCATCCAAAAACGCCATAAAGCGACCAGGATCGTTATTAAAACGCGCCCGAATCTCAGCCGGAACACGCAGGAATTCTTCCTGCGAAGCACGAACCAAGTTCATAGCACCATGAAAATCAACCACATTGGTGAAATCACCAGATTGTGGCATATCAAAATCTCCGGGAAGCTCTCCCGTAAGACCAAAACGACGGACGATAGTATTAATATCCGTCTCATCACGCGCAGATTGAATCGCTAATGACTCATCCTCGCAACGCAAACCAGAGGCATCAGAGGCCTCGTCCATATCATAATTATATGGAGAACGCAGAAAAACACCTTTAGTAGCCATCATAATCTCCTATTTACGACCTAGAACAGACTTCAACAATTGAATAATAGGCTCATACTGCTTATATTCACGACCAAAATTATCAAACTTCTCGGCAGCATCAGCATCAAGCTTACCCAAACGAGCATCTTGAACCAACTTAGCAGCCATCTGGCGCAAATAATCGCGCTGCTGCTCCTGAGTATGACCTTGTTCAGAATAATTAAACGCTTGCTCCTTCAACATCTCAGCAGTACGCCGCAGAATATCAGTATTCCACTGACCAACGGTTAAACCGTTGACCATGCCAGACGGCATGTTTTCAATTTCCTTTTTAATCTTTTCAGTAGCCTGCTGAATTTGCCCAACAGTAGCAGTAGCCTGGCCAGCAGAAGCAGTAGCAGCACCGGCCTGAGCACGCCACAATTCGGCCTGGGCTGCCTTGTTAGCAGTATCGGCTTCGATATTCGCCGTCTGAGCAGCATTAATCTTACCAGCCTGATAACCCTCAACAGCAGAACGGCCAGAATTCGCAGGCACATTGGCCTGAACACCCGAAGGAGGAGAACCGCCACCTTGCGCATACGCAAGCATAGGATTCAAACCGGCAGCTTTCATATCAGCCGTAGTCGTCTGGTAACGAGTAGCAAATTGCTGGGCAGAAAAGGTATTAGCAGCTTCCGCAGCATCCGCCTGCCGGCGATTCTGCTGCTCAGCACCAAACCAAGAAAAAGCGCCCTGTGCGAGGTCAGAAAGAAAGCCCATATTAGAAATGATCAATCAAACCGGGGACAGAATACAACGGCATGGGTCGAGCAGTAACACATTTGAAAAAGGAATCAAAAATGAACTGTTTACCATTCGCCGCAGCACCAACAGCGACAACCCGATCAACCGGCGGCATACATTGAATAAACGTACTATTCAAAGTAGGCAAGGACGTAAACTTCTGGGCCAAATGCCACGGATCAATAGTACCGGCAGCAGTAGAGCGGAACAAACCGGAAATGCGAGAAGGTAGATAACGGTACTCGGCCCAACGTTCCTGATAACCAAAAACATTAGCATCTGAAGCGCCGCCCGTAACATAAATCTCTTTATTCAGGACGGCTTGTTCGCCCAACATAGCGAACGCAGGAAAATAAAAATCATACCGAGTAGAACGAGACCACATCTTATGAAGACCCTGCTGATAGGTCAAATCCGCATCAACACAAACAAGACCAATAACGACGCCATGTTCCTCGAACGACTTCGAGAATTTAGCGTTACCGATAGCAGTGCCGATAGCGGCAAGATTGCCCTGAGGAACAGTCTCTTGCTGAACCGTCGCGGCAATCGGGTTGATATTGATACGAGTCGTACCGCCGCCCAGATATTCGGGGCGCTGTAAGCGCTGGTCGGGGGAGGTGACGCCCCAGTGACTCTGGAGAATTTCGCGGTAGCGGGTTCCGCCCCGCGCGTCGCGCTCGAGAAGGCGCTGCAGCTGAATAGACTGCCGGAGATCGTTTATCGTTATGAGGCCGGCGTCCGACAAGTCGGCATAGATATTTGGGTAGCCGGTTGTACCGTTCTGTTCAACGAGCATGCGGAGATTTGCGTCTCCGGCGTTCGAGGTGATGTTTTTATAGCTCGCGTAGTTACGCGAGGCGCCGTTGCTTTCATAAGACGTGATGTTTGATAAGGACCACGAGTTGGTCTGGGCGCCGATGCCAAGTACCGGGGCTTTATCACCGATACCCATGGTTACAGAGTCCCCCTTCTGAGGCCAGGGGAGGCAGGAAGTGAATTGGTCCTTTCGCTTGCCGCGACGAGGACGCACATAGTTGGTCATTGCGTCCGGGCCGTCCCCGAGGGGGACAGGAAGGTTGTCGATGAGGTTCTGGTCCTTGTACCAGGTGTTTACGGTGAGATTGAAGCCCCTGAGAACCAGGGCCGTTGGATGGACGTACATGTTCGCCGCAGGAATTTCGAGCGGCCAGCCGAGATCATCGGCGAGACTGCCTGGCTCGAAGCCCAGCGTAGGCGGAGTGACGACAGGGACGAGCTTGTCGATTGACGTGTCTGGATCGGGACGTTGCCCTTGAAGGAGTTCCCAGTTTTCATAGACGAGGCGGTTGGGGATGAACCACCAGTGAATATCCATGAACAAGGAGTCCATGAGTTGCTGCTTGAGGGAGAGCATTTGAACCACACCCGTGACCGAAAGGTCGAAGGTGTCGCCGGGAAGAACTTCCATATCCGTAAGGATATAGAGGTAACCGGCGTCAAGCGTTGTTGTGTTGCCGTGGGAGAG